TGGAATCCATGGAAATGTGGGATGAAAACGGGGAACTGCAAGGCGGCACACAAAGCCGTATGGTTGACAGGCAAGCGCCCGGGGAGGATAATGAAACCACCAGCGGGAATGAGCGGCTTTACACCCGGGCTGAAGTGCAGGGGATGAGCGAAGAGGAACAACTGGCAAATGTGGATGCGATCCGGGAGTCCATGGGCCTGTGGGACGCGGAGGGAAAGTTATCCAAAGAAAGTGAAATTACAATTGAAGAAGTGCGTGATGATTTTGAACAGATAAAGCATATTAAAAATTTGGAAAATTTTGTTGAAGATCCATTGCTTTTAAAAGATGTTTCTCCTGAAACGCTTTATTGTTTTCTTGAAAAACAGGGGTATACAATTTTACCGCTTGCACAAAGTAAAACCTTAACAGGTATCCATTATAAAGATGGTGGAGGATTTAAAGTGAATTGGGGAGGAGATAGAATATTGCAGTATCATCCAGCGACAGGTAGTCATCACAACGGCGCATATTATAAAATATCTTCGGGGAAAACAGGTAAAGTACGAATTGACTTGCATGGAAACAAAATTTAATAAATGAGGTGAATGTAAAAATGGAGACAGATAAAATTAAGAGCACAATTAAAAAAATGGAGAATGTTTTTTTGAAGGCAGGGTTTGAATGGCAAATAATAAATGACGAAAGGTATCTTGTGTATCGTGAAAACTTTTGTCAGATTACATATGTGCATGGCCTTTCGGCCTATGTGATAGAAGCAACGAATAATCGGCGGGAGGCAGAAAACGGTGTGTTGGAAGATGGAGAGTTGTACCCGGATGACATGCCTGAACAGGAACTTTTAAGAATACTGGCGGAAGATATCCGGGAACTTTACCACACGCCGTTTTGAGTAAGCAAATAGTTTTTAATAAGAATAGAGGTATTAGTAAATGAACAGTCCGCAGCGGAAAACCGCTGCGGTTTTTTTGGACCCTTTTATCACCCGCGCCTGCGGCCGCCCAGCGACGGGGCGCATGGCAGACCTTTGTGGAAACGCAGCCGGACGCGCTGTACGCGGGGCTTGTGGGGACGCTGACAAGCGCGGTGATGAATTTGCCGGGGGAAGCGTATACGCTGGCAAGGAAAAACAAGACTGGCGCTGTACCGGGCGCGCAGCAAAGCGGGAACAGCGCCCCGCGCCTGTTTACGCGGGACGAAGTGCAGGGAATGAGCGCGGGGGAGGTGAGCGAGAATTACGATGCGATACGGGAATCCATGGGACTGTGGGACAAGGACGGGGAACTTCCGGAGAATATGCCCGAAAGCGGCACGGTTGATGTGCCGGCGGTTGACAGCGAAAGCCCAGCGGGTGATAATGGAGAAAACATTGATTTTTATGTAGCTCCGAATGGAAAAGTTTTGCCGGCAGAGTATAAAGGCTGGATTGGCACCAACAGAAGAGAATCTCTGATAAATTCTGTTGATGACGCAAGACTGAGAAAAATGATTGGTGAAGTGTACAGACCAAGCTCGGTGATTGGTGACGGAGGAACGGCGGACAGCATACGTTTTGAGCGGAAAACAGGGCGACTGTTGAGCAAATCGGGACATTCGCAGAAAGCTCAAAATATGCTGGTGTATTTTCAAAAATTAAAGGATTCTGGAAATTTGTCTGACAAAGATTTAAAAGTAGTAACCGAACTTTTGAATGATCTGCGAAAAGCATTGGAGGAAAAGGGATGAACCAAAATAATGTATGGCAGGAATATTTAAAGGCCGTGCCCGAGCTGCAAGCACCTTTCGAGGCACAATGCCGGGAAAACTGGGTGGATGGAACGGATGGTCCGTATGTCATTTGGGGGATGGGGCTTATGCCCTGCATTCTGGAACGGCTGGCTTATGAAGAACAGAACAAAGATTTACTGGATCGAACTTTTGCTTTTTTTGAAAAAATGGCCTGTGCCAGCGAAGAAGTACGGGAGCTGCTGTTGTATGCGGTACTGGAAAAACTTGGGGACGATAAAGCGGTTTTGGCCAAAGCAAGGCTGTTGATGGGCGCAAAAACGTTGGAATATTCCCGGCAGGTAGAGGCCTTTTTGGGGCGGGAATAAAGCTGTGAGAATGGGATAACGCCCTGAAGCAACCGTGAGCGGCAGGCAGCTTTACACCCGTGCCGAGGTGCAGGGAATGAGCGCGGGGGAGGTGCGCGAAAACTACGATGCGATACAGGAATCCATGCGCCTTTGGGACAAAAACGGGGAGCTGCTGCAAAGCGCGGAGACGGAGACGGCGCGGCGCATGGCGCTGGAAACGGGGCGGGCCGGCAAAACAGACCTGGACTGGCTGGAGCATCTGGCGGGCACGGCGAAAATGGAGCTGCAATATGTGTTCCAGCCGGGCAGCGGGGTGCAGGCCGCGGTGCAGGGCAGGCGCATTACGGTGAACCTGGGCGGCGCGGGCTATGCGTTCGGCGCGGCGGTGCACGAGCTGGGGCACAGCATGAAGGCGGCGGACGCGAAAGCGTATGCGAAATTTGAGAGCGCCGTGCTGGGGCTTGCACAGAGCGACGCGGCTTTGGAGCAGATTGCGCGGCAAACGGCGGCGGACTACTTAAGCCCGGACAGCCCGGCGCGCGCGGGGCTGCTGGACGCACAGGGGAATATCGACGCGGCGGCGCTGAACGAGGAAATAAGCCTGCGGCTTGCGCAGGAGCTTGTGGCGGACCCGGAAAAGCTGGTGCGCGCGGTGGAGCGCGACCGGGGGTTGATGGAAACCTTTCTGGACTTTGTGCGCGGGCTGAAAAACCGCATCGCCATCCGTCTGAGCGGCAGCGAGCGGGCCATGCTGGACGAAGCGGAGCGCACGCTGGTGAACCTGCTGCGTGGCGAGGCGGGAAGCGTTGCGGGGGAGAAATACAGCTTTGTGCGCGCCACGGACGCGGAGCAGATTGCGCGTGCGCAGGAGCTGGAAGCCCAGGGAGAGAACGCGAAGACGATATGGAGCGAAACGCACCTGACAAGGGACGGCGGCGGCGCGTGGGTGCGGGAGATAAACGACCGCGGCGCAAAGCCGCGCCCGGACGGCGACGCGCGGGGCGAAACGGGCGGCCGCCTTGCGGACTATCTGGAGCACCCGGAGCTGTACGAGGCTGTGCCGGGTATAGCGGATATAAACGTAAAATTGGGAACGCTGTCGGAAAGCGAAAAGGGGAAATATTCTTCCAAAAAAAGAATGTTGCATTTCGCTGAAGATACGTTTAAAAATAAAAGCATGTCGGACATAATGCACGAGGTACAGCACGCCGTTCAAAATGAACAAAAGCTTGCAGCGGGCGGAAGCCGAAAGCTGGCATATGCGGCGCTGGTGAGCGACGCATACGAAGCGGTAAAGGATACGCCGGAGTTCCAAAGCCTGCAAACAAAAGAAGAAAGGCTGCATTATCTGGAAGAAGCGGCGGCGAAACAGGCGGGCGCGTCCGATATAGAAACAGCGGCCACCAACGGATATGTAAACCTCGGCGGCGAAAAAATGGCGCGGCAAACGGCAAAGCGCTGGTATTACACCAAAGACCAGCGTGAAAAAACATGGCCGGACGTGGCGGGCAACGTGCTGGACAAAAGCGTTGAATCCCAGCGCATTGTTGAAACGCTGGAAAGGATAGGGTATACTGAAGATGAAATAGAGGCATTCATAAAAAATTGGGGGGACAAAAGTGACAAACAAACGGCAAAAGGAATACTATAAAGAAAAAACCAGATATTGGATCACAACAATCGATGACTTTGAGGATACACCGTATACATGTGCTGTGATTGATGAAACCTGCCGCTTGATAAAATTGATAGAAGCCCACCCGGAACTGGCGGAGGAAGAATATGTTCCCAGCGAGGAATTTTTGGAACAGGCAAAAGTGGAAGAAGGCTATTCATTCTATTCGATTCCCAGTTTGGATGCACGCTATGGGTTGTTGAAAAACTCAGAGCAGTTGAAAGAATTAAAAGAAGTGATTTCATTTTATAAACTGCACACTCCCCAATCTTATGACCCATATCCGCGCGAGACGGCGCAGGCTGTAATCGCGGAAGCCGCACGTCTTGAACGCTTGCTGCAAGAGCATCCGGAACAGGCGGAGGAGACCTATATTCCCCCGGAAGAATACCTGGCGCAAATCAAAGGCACCATGTTCTGGTAAAACAAAATATCCCCGAAAACGCAAGGCCGCAGCGGTGCAAACCGCTGCGGCTGTTTTGCTGCTTTTTTGCCTGTTTTCTTTTGGAAAATTCCGGAAAAACGGACTTGCGAAGGCGTACAATGATTACAGGATAAGGTGGGCGCACGGGCTTGCGCTTATCCGAAATTCGCAGGCAACGCGGAAAAATCCAACCGCTTTCCAAGCGTAAAAAGGGGTGCCCGGAGGTGAGCGCCGCCAGCGGCGGATACAGCGAACCGGAAGGGCTGGGCAGCAGCGAGGAGCCGCACGAGCATGCGCCGCATGCGACGGAGGCGACCGCTGCAACCGGGGCGACGCTTCAAAGGGCACACAAAAAAATTCGCTTTCCAAGCGTAAAAAGGAGCAACCATGGAAGAAATGAACACCATCGAAATGCAGGCGCAGGAGAGCGCCGCAGGGACCGCCGGATATGCGGAAAGCACGGCGCCGGCCGGGCCGGAGGCTCCGCAGGGGGACCTGGGCGGCGCGGACAACGAAGGGACGGGCGCGCGGCGGCAGACACCGGAGGAAAACGCCCGTTTTGCCGCCATGCGCCGCCGGCAGGAGGCGCAGCAGCGGGAGGAACGGCTTTTTCACGAGCTGGTGGGCGACGCGCGCAACCCGGAAACCGGAATGCCGTTTGCGTCCAAGGCGGAATTTGTCGCGTGGCGCGACGGGGCGGCGGGCCGCGGACGCGCGCAGGCCGCGCCAGTGGAGCCGGAGGCCCTCGCGCGGCTTGAGGCACAGCTCCGCCAACAGTTCAGGGCCACGGACCCGGAGTTCCTGGCGCAGGCCGCGGAGCTGAAGAAGGCACATGACAGGGAGGCGCAGGCGCAGTTTTCAAACGATTTGAAAACCATCCGCGCGGCTTACCCGGACGAAAAGGCCCAAAAGGTAGAGGAGCTTGGCATTGAGTTCCTCAAGCTGTGCGCCGGCGGCATATCGCCGCTTGTGGCGTACGAGGCCATCCGGAACGAGAAAGCGCGCAGCGCGGCGAACCCGCCCAGCATGGGCGATGTGAAAACCTCGCCCACAACGGAAAAGGAGTTTTTCACGCGCGCGGAGGTGGCGGCTATGGACCAGGCGACGGTAAGCCGGTATTTCGACAAGATCCGAAAATCACAGCAATACTGGAAATAACGAAAGGAGAAACGACGAAGCATGGCATATGAGAATTTTATTCCCACCGTATGGGCGGAGGCGATCAACCGGGAGCTGGAAAAGGCGCTTGTGTACGCGGAGGGCTGCAACCGCCAATACGACGGTGAAGTAAAAGCGATGGGCGACACGGTGCGCATTCTTGGCGTGGGCAGGCCCACCATTACCACAACCACCGACAAGGCGATCACGCTGAGCGCCCCGGAAAGCGTGGAGGACAGCAGCGTGACGCTTGCCGTCCGGCAGATCAGCTATTTCAACTACAAGGTGGATGATATCGACAAGCGGCAGGCTGTGGGCGGCGTGATGGAGGCGCTGAACAAGGAGGCAACTTACGGCCTTGCGGACGAGATGGACAAGCACATTGCCGGTATGGCGGCAACGCGCGAGGCGGTGAAGTACGCGGCCAGCGCGACGGCCATCACAAAAGACAATGTGCTGGGAGAGATCGACAAGGCGCTGGAAAAGCTGTACGGCAACAACGTGCGGCCCAACGGCAAAATCATGATGGAGGTGCCGCCCTGGTTCTACATGCGCCTGAAGCAGGCATACACGGCGCTGGACACCGACAACAGCAAAATGCTGGAGAACGGCCGCGTGGGCAAGTACGGCAACGTTATTGTAAAGATGAGCAACAACGTCGCCGTGGATTCCAGCGCAAACAGCCTTATTACGGTGCACACGGACAAGGCAGTGGCGTTTGTGAACCCGATGACGCACGTGGAGGCGTACCGCCCGGAGAAGGGCTTCTCCGACGCGGTGAAGGGCTTTGTGCTGTATCAGGCGAAAATCGTGCGGCCCAAGGAGCTTGTGGTGCTGAACTGCAAGGCCGGGGCTTAATGGAAAGGAGTTTTGAAACATGGCTGCAACTGCAATTGCTTTGACAAAAATCCCCTTGAACGGCGGGGTGGAGCTGCCCGCTGCGGCTGCGCTGGACGGCACGGCCGGGGCGGAGATTCAGTTTGATGAACAGGATACAAAAATCGTGATCCTGATTGAAAACAGCGGCTCCAGCGCCGGGGACGTAACATTCAAAGCCGGAAATGGCATTCAGGGCGTCGCGGACCTTGTGGTGAACGTGGCGAACGGCAAGACCAAGGCCGTGGTGCTGGAATCCGGCGCGTTTAAAAAGGCGGGCAAGGTCATTGTTACAGGCGCGGCGACCATGAAGGCGGCGGCATTGCTGCTTCCTTAAATGGCCCGTGAGGGGGCGAAAGCCCCCTTTTGACACGAGAATGGAACATGCGGGTTCGATTCCTGCGCTCGTGAATTGGAGGCGACAATAAACATGATGTTGGGCGATGCAAAGAGTGAAGTTTTAAAGCTGCTGGACGAAACAAAGCCAAGGGTTGATTTGACGTGGAAACTGGACCGTTTTTTTGACATGGGACAGAAAGAGGTAGCGTTGTATTACCCCATCTGGCGCGAAAAAACGTACGCGGCGGAGGATGAAAAAACGCTGCCGCAGGACTGCTGTAAACCGCGCTACGTGATCGTAGACGGTATTGCACATCCGTACACAAAATATTCGCAGCTGCCGGATGCGTTTACGCTGCGCTATGAGGCATACCCGGCGGACATTCCGGACAATGCGCCGGATGAAACGGAGTTTGATTTGCCGGATGAAGCAGTATTGGCCGTGATTTTTTTCGCTGCGGCGCAGACACAGAGCATGGAATACGACCAGCGGTTTTTCCAGAGCTTTTACGCGCAGTATCAGGGCAAGCTTTCAAACCTTTCGGGGCAGGCGGACGGCCCGGCGGCGGTCGTGACGGGTGGCTGCAATGTTTAAGCAGACAAATATGCCGGGCGCGTCGGCTCCCACGTTGTCCCAGGTGAAAATTGATACCTTTTTAGGCGCGGACCTGACGAACAGCCCGGCCAACGCGGACGAAAATCGCTCGCCCGACTGCGAGAACATGATCCGCGATGTGCCCGGGAAGGTGCGCAAGCGCATGGGATGGCAGGTGAAGCGGACGCTGGACGGGCGAATCAACGGATATCACGCGCTGATGGGACACGACCCGCTGGTACACGCGGGCACAAAGCTGTACAAGGGCGATTCCGTGGTGTATTCCGACGCAAACGACGCACGCAGCCGCTCGTGGGAATTTGGCGAAAAACTGTACATCGCGGACGGAAAGGCGCTGCTGTGCTACGACGGCACGGCCGTGACGCGGGTGGACGCGGACGCATACATCCCCACGCTGACCATCGCGCGCGCGCCGAACGGCGGCGGGGAGGAATACGAAAACGCCAATTTGATCTGCCCAAAATACCGGGAGCAGTTCCTTGGGACAGAAAATGATAAGGTGTATCAAATGTCTCTTGTGCCGCTGGACAGTACGCCCGTGGAGGCAGAGCTGTTGCAGGCGGACGGAAGCTGGAAGCCGATGGCGGAAAACAGCGGCTTTACCGTGAACCGCACGGCGGGCACGGTCACGTTCACCACCGCGCCGGGCGTATCCCCGGTGGCGGGGCAGGACAATGTGAAAATTACCGCATCACACACGGTTGAGGGCTATGCGGACCGCGTCAACAAATGCCGCATCGGCATCCAGTTCGGCGTGAACGGCGCGACGGACCGTTTGTTTTTGTCCGGCAGCCCGCAGCTCATCAACTACGACTGGTACAGCGGATTGAACGACCCCACCTACTGGGGAGACCAGGCCTATTCGGTGCTGGGCCAGAGCGACAGCGCCATTGTGGGATATTCCATTGTAAACGCCCGGCTGGCGGCGCACAAGGATTCCACCGATTCCGACCGGAACGTGATCGTGCGGGAGGGAACCCTTGTGGACAACAAGCCCGCGTTCCCCATCGTGAACATTTTGCAGGGCGAGGGAGCCATCGGGCCGTATTCGTTTGGATATCTGGGCACGGAGCCGCTGTTTTTGACAAAGCTGGGCGTTTACGCCATCACGGCGCAGGACATTACCGGGGAAAAATACAGCCAGAGCCGCAGCTTCTTCCTGAACGGGAAGCTGCTGGAGGAAAACGGGCTGGAGGAAGCGTTCGCGCTGGTTTACAAAGACATGTACTGGCTGTGCCTGAACGGGCGCGCGTACATTCTGGACGGGCTGCAGGCCACGCAGACGGACCGCTCGGCCCCCTATTCCACGCGCCAGTATGCGGGCTTTTACTGTACCAATATCCCGGCCCGCGTGCTGTGGGAGCAGGACGGCGCGCTGTGGTTCGGCACGGCGGACGGCAGGCTCTGCGCATTTGCAAACGAACCGTCCGACCCGCTGAACTACAACGACAACGGCGAGGCGATCTACGCGTGCTGGCGCACGCCGGACCTGAGCGGCCGGACCTTTTACCGCAACAAAACGTTCAGCCGGTTTTATGTGGCGCTGGCCAGCGCGCTGGCGACGGGCGTGCGGGCGTGGGGGCGCGTTGCGGGCATATGGGAAGAGCTGTTCAGCGATTTTGTGACGGCGCGGTATTTTTCCTATGCGCATCTGATCTATTCCAAGTTCACTTACTCCAACGACGACACGCCCCGCACGCTGGGGGACAAAATCCGGTTGAAAAAAGTGGACAAGGCGGGGTTCAAGGTGGAAAACGGCGTGCTGAACGAGCCGTTCGGGCTGGACAGCATCGGCATTGAATTTGTGGAGACCGGGTATTACCGGGCCTGAGAAAAGGAGGAGCTTATGGCGTTTCGAAAAATTACAGAAGGGGATATGCTGGGCAAGGGGAACGTGGGGCGGCCGGACACGCCCGGCGTTTCCACCGCCGAGATGCAGCGCATTATGGACGAGCTGCCGCGGGAGGTGCTTGCGCCGATTTTTAACGAGAACATTGAAGAGTTGGAGCGGTTAGAGCTGGATACCGCGGTGAAAAGCACAGGAATAAAGGCCATACGGCTGAACGAGGACAAGCAGCTGGAAACGTCTGCGGACGGAAAAACCTTTGAGGCAACGGGCAGCAGCGGACATCTGATACTTGATGCGCTGGGACAGGCGATGCCGCAGCGCGGCCGGATGCAGTTTGCAAACGCCACGGTATCGGACACGGGCGGCGTTACGGTGGTGACGGCGCAGAAGGGCGAGACGGGACCGCAGGGCGTACAGGGGCCGACAGGGCCGCAGGGGCCGAAAGGCGTGCAGGGCGCAACGGGACCACAGGGAGCGCAGGGTATACAGGGGCCGAAGGGACCGCAGGGAGAGACCGGCCCGGCAGGCCCGACGGGCGCCACCGGGCCGACCGGCCCGCAGGGGCCAAAGGGGGAAAACGGCGCGGACGGCACCAGCTTTACCGTAAAGGGGATTTATGCGACCCTTGAAGCCTTGCAGGCCGCGCACCCGGCCGGAGCGGAAGGGGACGCCTGGGCAGTGGGGACGGCGGCGGCAAATGTTGTATATGTGTGGGATGTTGATGCTGCCGCATGGAAAAACCTTGGCAGCCTGCAAGGCCCGCAAGGCCCGACCGGCCCGCAGGGACCGCAGGGCGCGGCGGGAGACACCGGGCCGCAGGGCGCGACAGGACCCCAGGGGCCGGAGGGGCCGCAGGGACAAAAAGGAGACACAGGCGCGACGGGGCCGACCGGGCCGCAGGGCTTACAGGGACCGCAGGGGGAACAAGGGCCGGTGGGACCGACCGGACCAAAGGGCGACCAGGGCGAACCGGGCGTGGTGCAATCCGTAAATGGAAAGAGCGCGGCGTCGATTTTACTGGACGCGAACGACGTGGGGGCCCTTGCACCCGACGGGGACGGCTCCAACGTAACGGCGTCTTTTACCGAGGCGGAGCAGGACGCGGATATTGCCAGCGGGGAAAAGCTGTCTGTGCTGTTCGGGAAGATCAAGAAGCGGTTTTCCGTAGTGAATAAGCTGGTGAATGGTGCGGTGTATCCGAACCTCGGAACAAACACAAACTTTTCCAATCCAATAAATCAAAGAGGTGCAGCATCATACACAGGTGACAGCACATCGCCATACTGCATCGACAGATGGCGTATTTCAAATGGCACTACTTACACGGTAGGTACGTTCACACTTTCCGCTGCCACCTACGCAAACCGTGCATGCGGTATGTGGCAATCAAATGAAATGGGAGCGCACCAACTGAGTATTGGTGACGATATTACGGTGTCGATATATGCCAACGGAAAGCTGCATACCCCGACAATGAAAGTGATTGACCGCGATTTGTATGATGCTTTTGCGAACGTCCCTGCCGGCTATGATTGCGACGACTTTGAAATCGTGCTCTGTACCTATGCGAAAGATAAAACAAAGTACAATCTTGGCATTTACCCGAAGAAGCTACTCAGCGTCAATTATATTAAGTGGGAAAAAGGCAGCGCGGCCACGCCGTATGTGCCGAAGAGCTACAGGGCAGAGCTGGCGGAATGCCAGCGATATTTTTATCGCATCTATAACAGCACATGGCAGACTGGCAGCCTAATATCCGGCTGGGGTTTCATCGTACCATTTGACACGCCTGTCCCCATGCGCTCGAACCCGACTATAAATTTTGTTGATGCTGGATTAAAGGTATTCGCACCGTCCGGATGGGTTAATGCTACATCTGCTGAAACTTATGGATTCAACAAAAATTGCGCAAGAGTTAACGTGAAATTGATTATAACGCTTCCAAGTGATATCGAAGGTAGAAGCATGCTAGTAACAGGTATCGAAAGTTTTTCAGCAGACTTTTAAAGGAGGAACAGCTATGGACGAAAGCTATATCGTATACGTCTGTACCGACGACGTGGGTCACATCACTGCCATCAACAGCAGCGCGTTTCTTACGGACACGGCGGGCTGGACGGCCATTGACGAGGGCTGCGGCGACAGATTCCACCATGCACAGGGAAATTACTTCACGTTGCCGTTGTATGGCACTGACGGATGCGCGAACTACAAGCTGGCAGACGGTACGCCCACCCTGCGCACAGAGGCGGAGAAAGCGGCAGAGATTGCTGCGCGGCCCGCGCCGGAGCCGACGCCGCTTGACCGGGTGGAGGCGCAGATTGCGTACACGGCCATGATAACGGACACGATGCTGGAGGTGTAACCAATGTTTGAGAGTATTAAAAAGTGGTATGACATGGGCCTGTGGTCGGCTGCACAGGTGCGGCAGGCCGTCCTTAAAGGCGTTATTTCTGAAGCGCAGTACAAAGAAATCACCGGGGAGGCGGAAAGTGTATGATGATTTTCAAAGGCAGAAACCGGGTGACCTCCGGCTTTCGACTGGCAGCCCGCCCGAGCCACAACGGCATTGACCTTGTGGGGGACGACGATAAAACAGTGCATGCCGTCGCGGGCGGCACGGTGGGCTTTGCGGGTGCCGTGTCCAAAAGCGCGGGTGGCCTGACGTGGCAGTGGGGCTATTATGTGCGCATTGACGGAAATGATGGGCGCAAGTATTACTACTGCCATTTGGCGGCGGGCAGCCTGCGTGTACGGGCCGGGCAGCGGGTACAGGCTGGCACGGCGCTTGGCACGATGGGAAACACCGGGTACAGCTTCGGTGCGCACACGCATTTTGAAGTGCGTAACATCTACGGCACGCCGGTGGACCCGGCAGGCTATGCGGGCGTTCGAAACGCGGTTGGAACTTATACGGATGCAACGGACAAGGAGGACAGCGACATGAAGTTTCTGAAAGTGACGAGCGGCAAATGTGAGGTGTTCACCGCGCCCGATGTGAATGCGGTGGACAAGCACTATAACGGCGGAAAGCTGACCGAGGGCGTGTGCTACCCGGTGCAGGCCGAGGTGGGCAGCTCCGGCAGATACAGCTGGGTTCGCATCTTCGTGGCGGGAGTGCAGCGTTACGCCGTGGTGCTGGCCA